GGGTCTCGCCCCTTGTCGCCCCTGCTAACCTGGTTAGAATACTAAGAATATTAGCATCTGGTAAATTGCTAAAAATATTAGAATGCTAAGAATATTAGCAAAAGTGACCGGGTAACCTTTCGCCAACGGTTAAGCTAGCCTCTCGGAGCGGGGGGAAGGGTTTAGCTGAAGGGTGCAATAACGAATTTCAAAATCACATTTTGGAATCGTATTATAATTTGTACTATTATAATAATAGTAAAAGAGTAAAGTAATACTATTATTATAATACCTTTACTATTCAAGTAAAGGTATTATAACTAGTTTATTATAATAAGGGGGTTTTTAGTGGTGGGGTAATGAAGGACACTCTACATTCAATATTGTATATTTTGATAGAAGGCTTCTAAGAGCCTTTCTAAATACATTCTATACAATCATATTAAACAACTAAGATATGACGACTAAGCAGCTCCTAATAGCTTTAGCAGGAGGCTCACTACCTAAGGGTGAACTCAAAGCAGAGATGTTTGCATTTTACAACTCTATGGTGGGTAAGAGTAAGTACTTTGCAAAGCAAGAGAATCCGAAGACTGCGTGCGGCAGTTGTATACAAAGAGTGAAGACCAATATTTGGAAATGGTATCACTACGATGAGAAAGCTCCAACATACAAGGGGTTGATATTCACTGGTAGGTTAGGTGTACGTAACATACCGCTATACACATTTGAAGATGCCAGCAAAAAGAAATCGTAAAGGAGACATCGTGAAAGGTCGTGGTAGCGAACTAACCACCCTTCAGTCCGAGTTCCTTGACAGGGTACGTGGTGAAGGTATGGATGCTTCTAGCAAGATAGCAAAGGACATTGGGTACACAAACTATTACCGTGATAGAAGAACAGCAGGCACAGCATTTCACAAAGAGCTAATGGCTATTGCCAATGCTGAGATGAAAAGCATCGAAGCGGCGAAGGGAACAAACCTCACTGCGTTGATTAGGATTAGGGATATTGCTTTAGCCAACAACGACATGAAGACTGCTATGGAGTCTATTAAAATTATCAATGATATGCAAGGCTATAAAGCTCCTACAAAGGTTGAACAGACTAAGTTGGACATTACGGCAACTATCGACCTAACCAAACAACCAGATGAAGAGCAAGACTATCTTGATACTGATGCTGAGCTTCTTGATTGGTAAATCACAGCAATGCAATCCGTATCACCAAATACACAATTATGAGTTTGACAAAAGTAAATCCGCAGCGATAGGATATGTCTCCTGTATTCACGCTATGGGGGTAGTAGGAGAAGTGGGGTATGACAAGATGTTTGCAGGTGTGCTAGCAATGGGCAAGGGTCATCACAACGCAACCTATGGATATCTACAGTATGAATACTACAATAAGAGGTATAGGGTTTATGGCGGTCCAGCCTACAGGCTAAACAACAACCCGACAATGATGATTGGTCGGATAGGAATAGACTACGAGTTGTATAAAAATATTTACGGCTCAATAAGTTTGTTACAGGTAAGCCGTAACTTAAACTACTTTCACTACGGAGTAAAATTAATTTACTGATGCAGATAAAACTATACAACCCTACGAAACCACAAAAGGACTTTCATCAGCTGGTGCATGAAGACAAGCCTTTTATCAGTTGTGTGGTAGCTGGAAGACAGACAGGTAAAACCTTCTATATGCAGAACGATGCTGTGATGAGGGCGTTAAACAATCCAAAGCACAGAATGTTTTGGGTGTCTCCTATTCAGGACCAAGCAAATAAAGTGATGAAGGATATTGAGGGGATGTTCTCAAATCACCAGGAACTATGGACTCAGATTGTAAAAAGATATGACAGAAAACACAATGAGATTTATTTTTACAATGGTTCGTTTATTAAGTTTAGGTCTGCTGATAGTGGGGACAATCTTCGTGGTGCGACCCTAGATTATATATACTTGGATGAGGCAGCGTACATGAAGCTTGACTTTATAAACGAAGTGCTGTTACCCATGGTGACTAGGACAGGAGGTAGGGTGTGTGCAGCATCTACGTTCAATGGACCTAATTGGTTTTACGATTGGTACAAAGAAGGTCAAGTAGAAGAAAATTGGCAGCAGATTAAAAGTGTAAAGAAAACATACCTCGACCTTAACGACAGGGACGTAGAGAAAACTGTAGCAGGAATCAAGAAATCAATGACTAAAGCTCAGTTTGACCAAGAGTTTTTGTGTAAGCCTGTATCGGCAAACGCATTGTTCAGTAATGTTGAGGATGCTGTGTCTGAATTGCGATTCGCGAATTACGAACGGTTGTATATCGGAATGGATATTGGGGTAGCGCAGGATTATACGGTTCTTACCGCAATGACTGAGAACTACGAGGTGGTTGATATAGACCGATTCAACTACAAGGAAGAGGGGATGGACTATGAGGAATTTAAGGAACGCATAAAAGCGTTCTACCTAAAGCACGATGAAAAGTTAACCGCTGCGTATTTCGAGGTAAATAATAACGACTTGCTGTTTGACGACATAACAGACGATGATAGGATGTATAAACTTATTCCATTTCTAACCACAGCTCAAAGTAAGCCTGAAATGATACGCAATCTTATAAAACTCTTTGAGGATAAGAAGATTAAGATTCCTAAGAATGACGAGCTTATAAAAGAGCTGTATGACTTTAAGTCAAAACGAAACGCTATAACAGGTAATTTACAATTTTCAAACACCGATGGTAAGCACGATGACATGGTTATGTCTTTAGCTATTTGTTCGTATTGTGCCACAGAAGAACAAGATGGTGGAGTAACAATGTTTTTATGATTACATTAAACACGCATATAAAAATAAATAAGGCTGTATCAGATAAGAAGCCTGTAGACTCTATTGTAAATGGTTTAAGCCCTGTAGAAAAGCTAAACTTCTTTAAAAGCGTGGAAGAAGTGTACCCACTTGAGGACAGTTTACGACCTAGCGAGAACTTTTATAACGAGTTTAAGATATATGATAATGTAATGGATTTACATTTTGGTCAGTTTATTATGTTAGAACAATATATTACATCTACCAATGTGAAGTACCAATCAGATAAGGACTATGAAATTGCAAAGCTCTTGCTTAGACCTAGCCACCACAAAGAATTTGATAACGAAAATCCTGAAGAAGAAAAAGAAAACTCCCAAAAAATATTGGAATCCAATGTAAAAGATGTGTATGGAAGCATCTACAAGTATATGGAAGACAGGGATAATATAATCTTCAAACAATTCTCAGGGGTATTTTACAGCCGTGATGACGAGGATGATGAAGACCAAGAAGAGAACAGAGAAGTTAACGGAGAGGAATTATTCAACACTCAGTGGTATTGGTATTCTATGGTTCGTATGTTAGCCCAAGAGGATATACGCAGACACTCAGAGATTTATATGCTAAAAATGAATGTCGTATTACCTGAAATGAGCTACATCACTCAGAAAAATAAGCTAGACAGAATAAGGGAAAGGAGAGACCGAGCTTTACAGAAATTGTAAATTAAAAAAAGGTTTATATGAATAAACTCACGGAACTTTACGAGGATATAAAGTCATTTGCTGACAATCACAATATGGTGAATGAGTTCTTTGTTGCTAACACTGAAGAAGATTTAAACAACAGAGAATTTAATTACAGGACACTAGCCCTAATGTTAGTTGATGCAAACATATCCAGAGACTTAAACTCACCAATATACACATTAGGTTTCATGGTTGTCGTTATAGACAAAGTTAAAAGAGACGATGACCTACAATCTATAAGGTCTTCTGAAGAAAATCTTTTTGTACTTGGGCAATTACAAGACTACTTATTGCAAGAAGGATTCTCCACAATCTTTGGTGAAGTTGAGCTTGTTTCAGTTATTGGAGAGGATGAAAACATGACCTCAGCTATGTGTGACTTTAGTGTTGAGTTAGCTAGAAATCCTTACATCAAGGGCATTGATTTATAATATCAATGAAGAGTAGGAAGCAATACGAAAATCAGATAAGGCTAATTGTTGTAGCTGAAACTATAAAAGAGTTCAAAAAGTCTGCCATAATTAAATCTATAGTAGATAATGCGAAGTCTCTTAATTTAATTGCTTCGGAAAGACTTATAAATCCAAGCTGGTCAAAATCCATAACACCTAGCGCTGATGATAGATGGTTGATACCCGGAAAGAGAAAATCTGTTATCGTTAGAGTATATAATAATAAATCTGGTGTTCCATCAACAATTAGGATAGTAACTCAGATAACAGGAGGATACGTAGACAGAAGATACTATCAGCTAACAGACGAATCAAAAGGAAAAAAATTCGGTGTTAGCGAAGAAGGTGTGGAAAGAATAAAGAATTGGATAAAGATAAAGGCTAACAGAGGAAAGACATGGAGGTTAAAAGAAGGCAAAAAAATAAGGCTCGCAGATATGAACAAACCTTACGATGTTCAGAGACTGGCGTTTTTTATTGCTAGAAAGATAAGAAATAAAGGTATAGCAAGCACGGGTTTTACTAATCCTTTTAAAGATAAAAGAACGGGTATAACACCAACTTTAGATAGAGCTGAAATTAGAATAAATAAAAGATTGACAGATTTATTTACAAACGAGACTGTAATAAATGTTGATAGATTAATGTTGAGAATATAATGGCTACCACACAAGAAAATATAAATAGGCTAAACAAATACACTGAAGAGCTAAAATTATTAAATACGCAGTTAGAACAGCTTGAGAAAAATACAAAGGCTTACGAAAGAGTAGCTAAGCAAAAGGAGGTTACAGAAAAGAAAGCAGAAAAAGCTTCAAAGGATTTATCAACTTCTGTTTCCAGCTTAAATGCTAATTTTAAGAATCATCCTAGGCTTATAAAAGAAGCTGCCGGTGCTCAAGCTAAATACTCTAAAACAACACAAGGAGCTACTAAATCTACGAAAGGTTTTGGCTCAAGGATACTAAGTTCTATAAAAACTCTAGGTGCTTATGGCGCTGCATACCAAGCTATAAATTTAGCTACGCAATTATTTTCAACATTTACGATTAAAGCTCTTCAAGAATCAATAAAATTTGAAGCAGAGTTATCAAAACTAGAATCAGTTACAGGTGCTAGTGCTAGTGAAATGAATATGCTTAGCGAGAATATCCTTCAGGTAGCAGGTAACACAAAGTTTACTTCTTCTGAAATTGTTAAGCTTCAAACATCTCTAGGTAAGCTAGGTTTTAGCACTGAAGAAATTATAGCATCT